CCGGCGAGATGTATTCGGGCTTGGCGCCGCCCTCGCCGTCATAGGCAAAGATCCGCTTGGTGCCCATTTCGACCAGGGCGTCATACTTGTCGGTGCCGGGCATCAGGCCCTGCGCCGGCATGACGAGTTGGCTGAAGGTCTGATCCTGGATGATGGCGTCGAGGTTCGAGCAGTAGTTGGCGCAGGCGCGATCGAGATAGGCGATATCGTCGATCAGGCCGGGCGCCGAATATTTGTCCTCGGAGATGACGTGGTCGACCGGAAGGACCGGGACCTCGCCGACCGTGTGGCCGACCGGCGGATGCTCGGTGACCTTGAGATCCTCGACCTTGCCGGACTTACCCTGCTGCACCGTGAACAACTGGTGGAAGGTCGTGGTCCAGAGCCGATACTGAATGTCGATGGCGCCGCTCGAGGTGATCGGGTCCTTGTCGTCGCGCACGCGCTCGCGCAGCAGGATCCACTGCAACACGCCGTCCTCGTCGAAGCCCATGTCGAGGGCGTCCTGCGGACGGATGTAATAGGCGTAGACGCGGACCTTCGCGGCCTTGGCGTCGGCGACGGAGACGACGTTCGGCTTGGCGTTGGTGTCGACGACCAGGTAACCGCGACCTTTCTTGGAGGTCTCGGTGCCGACCAGCTTCATGAATTCCTGGATCGACAGACCGGACAGGGTCGCGTTCTTCCAGAAGTCCTTGATCTCCTTCGGGGCGTCGTTGGCGCGGACGATCGCGCTCTTGAAGATGTATTTCTGAACGAGATCAACGACTTCGCGCGTGTGGTTGAAGCGGTAGGCGCGCTTGACGCGATCCTCGTATTCCTTGTCGCCTTCCTTGATGTAGCGGAAGACGTTGTTGCAGAACCATTCCCGGCCGCCCTCGTAGGTGGCGTCCAGGAAGTCCCAATGGGCACACTTGTCCTGATAGTCAGGATGCCGGCGCTTGATGAAGGCGCGGAGCTGTTTCTGGCGATCAGTTACGGCGGGCAAGGCAACACCAATGGAACACGGGAATCCCTACTGTAAGTCAGGACTGACTTATAATCAAGCCTAGATCGAGATGCCGAAGGCTTCCTTGGAGCGCCAGGGGAATTCGATGTCGATGCAGTAGCCGCAGGCGTCGGTCGGATGCTCGAGCCCCTGGGTCTTGTCGACCTCGCGGGTGCCCTCCTTGTAGATGGTCTGCTCGAAGCCTGCGATCGTGTGCTTGCAGTTCATGTTGATCCGCATCTTGATCGAGCCGTCGGCGGCCCGCCACATCCGGTTCACCGCGTTAACGCGGTCGGCGATCTTCGGGTGCTTGCGCTTGAACTTGACCCAGCGGAAGCCGGCATCCTTGAGGATGTCGATGTCGGATTCGCCGCGGCCCTTGGTCGAGCGCTGCGCGCCGGCGGGGTCGGGGTAGATGGTGATCTGCTTCTGCCAGCGGAAATAGCGGCGCGCGAGCTCGTTCGCGGTCTCCTGGGTGTTGGAGCCGCGCAGCACGACCTCGTCGACGATCCAGATCTCGCCGTTGGGCTGCGGCTGCATGATGACCGAGGACATCGGATCGATGTTGAAGTCCTGGCCGACCCAGATCGGGAGCTTCGGGTTGAACGGGTAGTCGCCGACATGCACCTTGCGATCGAAGGCGTAATAGACGCGGCCGGACATGGTCTCGAAGGAGGCTTCGAACTCCTGGCGGAACGATTTCTCGTCCATGTCGGCGCGCGCCGCCTCGACTTCGGCCTTCGGGATGAAGGGCGAGGTGATGGTGGGGAACTGCCAGGACTTCCAGGGGTTCGCGATCCGCCGGCCGGCGTTCTTGCCCTTCTTGATCTCGATGGTCTCGCCCTGCTGGCCGACCATGTAGACGTCGTAGAGCCAGTTGTAGGCCTTGGGCGTGCCGATGATGATCGCCTGGCCCTTGGTCGAGGCCAGCGTCGGACGCAGCACCTTATACCAGGTGTCCGGCTTGATATCCTGGGCCTCGTCGATGATGAGCAGATGGATGCCGACGCCGCGCAGCGTGTCCGGCTTGTCGGCGCCCTTGAGCTCGATCCGGGTGCCGTTGCGCAGCCGGATGGTCATGCGGGTTTCGTTGTAGGAAACCACCCAGTCGCGCGGGATCGACTCCTTGAGCTCCTCCCACATGATACCGCGGGCCATCTGGTAGGTCGGCGCGACATACCAGATCAGTTGCTTCGGCTTGACCATCGCGCGGCAGATCGACAGCTTCGACATCTGGGTCTTGCCCCAGCGTCGGCCGGCCACGACGCATTTGAAGCGGCGGGGGTCCTGGAAGACCTCCCGCTGCTTGTCATGCATCTTCAGTGATTGGCGTGCCCGGTGGGTCACGGCGCGGGGCTGCCTTCTTCGACGATGTCCTCGTCTTCCTCGTCGAGCTCCGGCATCTCGAGACCGTCGAGATCCTCGTCACTGCCCTGCTGGATCTCCTGAATCTCGTCCGAGGTCAGGTCGCGGAACTCGAGAATGGTCAGCGAGGCCTCGTCGATGTCGCCGGCGATGTTGAGCGCGTTCTCGATCATGGTCTGGGCGTCGATGATGACCTTGCCCATGCGCTGCATTGCCTTGATTTTGGCGTGCTCAGCTACCCAGGTCGTTGTGCCGTCCTGAATGGCCTTCTGGATCTTCGACACCTGAGAATTATGAAGACCCGCTTGGATATAGCGGCGCTCCTTGGCTGCCTCGATGCGATCCTTGCGCTTGCTCTCGAACTCGGACGGCGGCTTGGGCGGGGCGGCTGGAGCTGCGACCGCGAGCTTCAAGGCCTTGATGGCCTCGTTCTTCTTGGCGCCAGGCGCAATGATGACGCCCTTCTTTTTGAGCTCCTGGAAATGGTTGGTGATCGCAGACGGGGTGACGCCGAACTTGTCGGCGATCGCCTTGGTCTTCATCAAACCGTATTCCCATAGCATCTCGATCTCTCGCCACTCCTCGGGCTTGAGACGCTTCTGCTTGGGCTTGCCGGTCTCTTCCGATACCGGAACTTCTTCTTCAACTTCTTCGGTCATGTTTACCTGTCAGCACTGACTTTAACGCCGGAACCTCACATTTCCAAGTCCTCACCCTCTCTATATAGATACTATGTAAGTAGTAACTTACTAATCTATATATAGAGAGGGTGCGGCTACGGAAATCCGGATCCTCCTTTGAAGAGTGTCATTCCGGCGACGGTGGGTGTCACTGCTGCACCTCTCCGGCCATGATTGACGGTTTCGAGATAGCCATACTGCCGGAGAAACTTCAGCGAGCAATGCAGCGCTGAACGGCCCGGCTTGTAGCTGAGCTCGGCCATGAGCTCGTTGACGGTGACATTGCGGCCGCGGGCGGCCGCCTCAACCACCAGCGTCATGATCTCGACCTGCTTGTCACTGCCCCGGAAGTCAGGCACGCAGCTTCTCCGTCGGCTTCTGGGCGTCGAAGGCCGTCAGCGGCAGACGCTGCGGGACTGACCGCCCTTTGTCGGGGTTCACGAACACGCCATACATCGGCGAGGCCAGCGTGATCTGCTGGATGCTCTTGATGATGGTCTCGGCGCTCATGGCGTCGACCCGGCCCTGGCCCTTGTCGCGGTTGTTGCCGGTCTTCTCGAGCGCGGAGTGCCGGTAGTAGTGGTCCTTGCAGAGCTGAAGCAGGGTCTCGCGCTGCGCCGGCGGGTGGGCATTCAGCTCGTCGACCAGCGCCTGGTAGTCCTGCGGGCTCGAGACGAAGTTCATGCGGAAGAACTTCAGCCCGATCTCGTATTTGTTGGCGTTGAGCGGCCGCACGAAGCGGAAGCCGGCCTTCTGGCCGAACAGGTTGAACTTGGACATGGAGGACTGGATCTCCATGTAGGTCATGCCCTCGAGCCGGGCGACCAGGTTCATCATGCGGTAGCCGGCGCCGATGCCGCGATACATCGTGTCGACCACGAACCGGCTGATGACGCGGAAATTGGCGTTCACATAGACGTAGCGATAGGTGTTGGTGGTCTTGGTCTCGCGGCCCGGCTTGGTGTTCGGGAAGACGATGTGGCGCTCCTTGAGCAGACCCTTGGGGTTTGCCGTGACCAGGACGCCGATCGTCTCGCCGAACAAAGTGAGCTTCCAGAACCGCGGCCCGATCGGGAGCGATTCTGCCTTGTAGTGCAGATCGTGAAGCAGGTCCCAATCTGACTTGTCGCCCCGCTCAACGAACATATCGTTCAGCAGCGAGAAACGGGCCACCGGTGCGTCCGCACGCTCGATCAGCGTCTCGAGTGCGTCGGGACGTTCAAACGCACCAGTGCTCGTCTCTGCGAATGGCATTTACTTGACGATCTGATCCGCAGCCACAGTCACGATATCGGTCGAGCCGAGGGTGGTCGGGTCGGGCTTCGTCATGCTCGCCGCAGCCTTGGCGACCTGCTCCTGGATCTGCTTGGCGAGCTCAGTGCCGCCGGCGGCAACCAGTTCGACCTTAATCTCGGTCTTGGCGATCACCGGCCATTCGGCGTAGCGGCCGTTCTTCTTGTAGGCCACCATCTCCTTTTCGGTCTCGGTGCCGTCGAGCAGCGTGACCGAGGTGTAGGGCTTGATGTCGCCGTTCGGCATGAACACGACCAGATTGACCATCTTGGGGCCCCAGACGTGGGTGATCAGCGCCGAGAACGGCAGATTGCCGTGGCTCTTGAGCACCGGGTCCTTGTCGGGCGCCGGCGGCGTAAAGTTGACGAAGCGATTACGGGTCGGGGTCAGCATGGTCTTCCTTTCAGCAGGTTGCGCCATCGCGCATGGCGTCGTAGCGCCCTGCGCCAAAGCAGCGGGTGTCGTTCGGGGTCTTGTCTTCGTTCCAGGCCGTGAAGACGGTCGGATCCTTCTGGGATTGGACCCAGAGGTAGTCGTAATGGGGCGTCAGCAGCGTCGAGCGCACCGGCGTATATTCGCCGTCGAGGTCGAGCAGAATGTCGCCGCGGTCGGTGCGCGCGATCAGAACCATGTGGAGGCCAACTGTCTCGTGCATGTCGAGAATTGTCAGCAGCAGCGCGCGGCGCGGAAAACCCAGCGCAACCAGACGCCGACGCTTCTCCAGGGCGAAGTCCTCGCAGTCACCGAGCCCGTCGAGCGGATAATTCCAGAGCTCCATGAGGCCCCAATGGTCCCAGTCGGACCGGTATTGGATCTCGGCGTTGACCTGGTCGTTCACGCGGTTGAGCGTGGCAAGATTGGCGTCGGTGAGCTCGATCTGCCAGGCGTCGCCCTTGGCGTAGGGCGCGCACTCCGCGGGCAGGTTTCGGCACATGGGCTGCGCGCCCATCGTGAACCAGCCCGGCGCATTGTCAGCAATGGCTGACATCGCCAGGCAGCACAAAACCACCACGATCACGATGAGCGCGATAGCCCGATCGAGGATCGGATGGGGTTTACGCAGCCGGGGCATGCTCGATATCCACGCGCTGGCGAAACCGCTTGGTGATGGTCAAGGACGGCGCCAGGTCGTCCTTGAGATCGGTGTGGGTGGTGGCAACGATCAGCGTCTTGCCGAGCCGGCGGGCGACCTTCTGCATGTTGAAGGCGACGCAGCGCGCGGTGACGCGGTCGAGCACGGCGCCGAACTCGTCGGCGACCCAGACGTCGGCCTTCTGCGCCATCAGCATGGCGAGCTTCAGCCGGTAGCGCTGCCCATCGGAGAGCTCGCTCGGCTTGCGAATGTAGATCCAGGCATCCGAGATGCCGGCCTTGGCCAGGATGTCGGCCGCCTCGGTCGTGGTCTCGCCGACGATCTCGATGACGGGCGTCTCTGGGAGCTCCAGCTTGTTCAGGTCAGCCACTGCCAATCCTGCGGCTTCCATTTGTCGGGATAGCTCGCGCAGGACGAGAGACTTGCCGGATCCGGACTGGCCGGTGGCATAGACGACGTCGCCTTGACGGACCTCGAGCTCGAGGTTGTCGTAGATGACGAATTCCTTGTTCGACAGACCCAGGCCAAAACCCTCTGCGATCTCAAGCACGCGGGGAGTTCGTTCCACAGACGAATTAAAGCGGACGTCGATGACATATTTCACTCCCCGTCCTCCAGATCCTCGACGTCGGCACCGCCGAAGACGGTATGGAGAACGACGTTCTTCATCTCGTCGATGGCGATGTTCAGCGCTGCCATTTCACGCGCGTCAGCGGTATCCGAACCGATGACGCTGAATACCGGGTAGCCGTTGGAGGTGCTGGCGAGTGCAACACCGCGCAAATCTCCGTCCTTGGCGAGTTTGAGATAGGCTTCGATCGTCTTCACGGTGCGATCGCACGGCTTGACCTGCTCCTGCGCTTCAGTAGCGCCGGGCAGCGGGTCGCCTTCCTTGCGCCCGAAGGCGTTGATGATCTTCGCGTTCATGCTGCCAGGCCGTTCTGTTCGATGTAGGCCACGAGCGCCTCGGCGCCCTTCAGGCCGGTCTCAGCCTCGACCCGGCCCATGAACGAGCGCACGGTGCGGGACTGCTCGACGGTGACACGCTTGAAGCCGAGGGCGTCGCTGACGGGTGCGGCCGACTGGTCGACCTCCTTGGCCTTCTCGATGTTCTCGGCCTTCTGGTTCTCGACGGCTTCGCCGATGTCCTCGACGAAGGCATCGTCGTCGATCGCGCCGAAGTCCGCCGTCAGCTTCTCGAGTTCGCCATCGTCGAAGCCGAGGCCATCGAGATCGATGTCGGCGTCCTTGAGGAGCAGCAGCTCGGCCTTCAACAGCTCGGTGTCGTAATCGGTGGAGACCGTCTGGTTGTCGGCGATGCGCAGCGCCATCGCCTGTTCCTTGGACAGGTCGGACCGGATGATGACGTTGACCTGGGTCCAGCCCAGGTGCTTGGCGGCGAGCCAGCGGCCGTGGCCGGCAATGATGGTGCCGTCGGTCTCGACCTGGATGGTGTTGGCGATGCCGTATTTGTCGATCGAGCGCGCGAGCTTCTCGATCTGCGATTGCGGATGCTTCTTGGAGTTCGTCGGGCTCGCCTTGAGCCAGTCGATATCCTTGATCACCGTCGGCAGTTTGGAGACATCAATCATCTTGGTCATTGTTCATCCTGGCGTAGATTCGCATCAGCTCGTCGGCGGTGGGATCGCGGTCGGCGATCTTCTCTTCGAAGAATTCGCCCGATCCGCAGGGCAAGCAGCGGCGGGATGGCCGGGTGCGGCTGAAGAATCGGCACTCGACGCATTCGGGGAAGCGCGGCTTGACCTGCATGGTCATGCGTCGGTCCCCGCGTTGAAGAGTTGGTGGACCAGCGCGTCGCCGGCATTGGTGAGTTCGTCGGCGGCGGTGAAGCCCTGGCGCTTCTTCACCTTGGCGAGCAGCTCGGCGACCTTCTCGGCGTCGGCGACTGCGATCTTGAAGCGCATGATGGTGTGGGTCTTGGCCGCCTTCTCGGGCTTCGGCTCCGCGGCGAGATCTTTTTCGTCGGCCTCGTAACTTTCTTCGAGATCCAGGTCGTCGAGCGCTATATCGACACTTGCAAAGATCGAATTTAGATCGCTCTCGGTGTAGGGAAGAACCGCCTGCAATCCTTCGATGTCGCCAATCTCCTCGAGCAGCTTGGCCAGCTCGATCGTGTCGTCCTGACCGTAGCGGGCGTTGTCAGCGAGCGTGATGCGCTTGGCTGTGTCATCGTCGACCATGCCGACGTCGAAGATCGGAACCTGCGTCAGACCCGCTTCCTTGGCTGCCGACCAGCGGTGCTCGCCGCCCAGGATCTCGTAAGGGGTCTCTTCGTCATCCTCGACCGATCGCACCACGATGGGCTTGAACAGTCCGAACTGACGAATGGAGGCAACGAGCTTGGTCTCGTTGTCGGGCGAGACGTGGTTCGAGTTCCAGAGGTTCGGCTTCAGAAGGTCGATATCGACCGTAATTTGGTTAGACACGGGGTTGGGGTTCCTGTAAGTCAGAACTGACTTAACACAATCTCCATGGAAGGCAAGCGCATTAAATGAAACCTGTTCTCACCCTCGTTGCCAACGCGACCGTGGCCAAGATCCACCACGCCGATGACAAGGTGAAGGACATCGTTGCCACCGCCCTCTCCTACCGGGTCGAGGGCGCCGAGCACATGCACGCCTTCACCTCGGGCGGCTGGGACGGCCGCTCAAGCTTCTTCAGCCGGCGCACCTGCACGTTCCCGGCCGGCTTCTTCCACATGGTCTTTCACGAGCTGACGCGGCAGGGCTACCAGGTCCGGGTCGCGCGCAAGCCGTTTGCCGTGCCACAGGGGCCGGAGAGCCCGATCGTCGACAAGTTCGGCAATGACGATCCGCGCTACGAATACCAGCTCAAGGCGCTGCGCCAGGTCGAGAAGCACGGCCGCGGCGTCATCCAGATCGCGACCGGCGGCGGCAAGTCCAAGATCGCCAAGCTGATCACGGCGCGCTACCGGCGCCCGACGCTGTTCCTGACCACCCGCGGCGTGCTGATGTATCAGATGCAGAAGTCGTTCCTGAAGGATTGCGGCTTCAACACCGGCATCATCGGCGACGGCATCTGGAAGCCGACCAAGGGCATCAATTGCGGCATGGTGCAGACTTTCGTCGCCCAGCTCAAGGAACCCAAGATCGAGGACGAGAAGGGCAAGGTCATCGGCGAGAACGTCAAGAAGGATCTCGGTCTCACCGACGCCCAGATCGTCAAGCTGACGCAGGAGCGCTACGACGAGAAGGTCAAGGTTCGGGCCCGGCTGATCAAGCTGCTGGAGTATTTCGAGGTCGTGATCGGCGAGGAAGCCCACGAGGCCGGCGGCAACTCCTATTTCGAGATCCTGCAATACTGCAAGAACGCCACGATTCGGGTCGCTCTAACCGCAACCCCGTTCATGCGCGCGGCCGAAGAAGACAATATGCGCCTGATGGCTGCATTCGGCCCGGTCCTAATCAAGGTCTCCGAGAAGCTGCTGATCGACCGCGGGATCCTGGCCAAGCCCTATTTCCTCTATGCGAGCCCGCCGCCGGCGAAGCTGCTGCGCCGGACCTCGCCCTGGCAGCGCGCGCGCGAGATCGGCATCACCACCTCCCTGCCCCGCAACACCGCGATCGTGAACCTGGCTGCGAAGGCCAAGGCGCACGGTCTGCCGGTGCTGATCCTGGTCGCGGCCAAGAAGCACGGCCCGATCCTGGTCGAGATGCTGAAAGCCAAGGGCGTTCGCGCTGTCCAGATCCAGGGCGAGAACGACCAGGACGAGCGCGAGCGTGCGCTGGCCGCGCTCGAGTCCGGCAAGATCGATGCGCTGATCGGAACCACCATCGTTGACGTCGGCGTCGACGTGCCCTGCATCGGCATGACCATTCTGGCTGGCGGAGGCAAAGGTGAGATCGCGCTCCGGCAGCGGATCGGCCGCGGGCTGCGCGCCAAGAAGAACGGCCCGAACATCACCTTCATCGTCGACTTCACCGACGAGCTGAACTCGACGCTGCGCGATCACGCCCGCACCCGGCGCGCACTGGTCGAGCAGACGCCCGGTTTCGTCGAGGGCATCGTCGCCGCGAACGACGATCTTCCCTGGCATCACTTTTCTGCGCGCAAAGCTGCGTAAACCAGACTATATGTTGTGTATGAGAGAGAAAGTTGACCCTATTCGCCTGTTCGATGCCAAAGCCAGGCCTCTGTCCTCCTATGAGGCCATGGAGAAACGCATCAAGCTGCTCGAACGCCAAAACGAGCGGCTCCTCCGGATGCTGCGACACAAGCAGCAGGCCGAGGAACCGGCAATGAAACCGGCAAGCATCCTCAACTAGCGTAGCCGCCTCAATGACTTGGGGCGGCATTTCTGCGTCTTCAACCATCAGTCAGGACTGACTTATATGAACCTAAACCTTCCCCGATACATCGCGCTGTGCGGCAACCCGAAATGCGGCAAGTCTCTGGTCCAGGAGATCATGCTGGCCAACTACTCGATTCAGCCGGTCGACGACGGCTTCGTGCTACGCGACACCGCGATCCGGCACTTCGGCGCCACCCACGACCAGGTCCACACCCAGGAAGGCAAGGCCTCCCTCGCCTATTGGCCGAACGGCGATCCGATCCGCAACAAGGAGACTGCTGCCCACATGATCTGGCGTCAGGTGCTGGGCGAGCTCGGCAAGAAGCTGGAGCTGCTGCTCGGCGAGTTCGTGATGCCGATGACCGCCTGCGCGCGCCTGACTGGTCCGGGGCCATTCTCGTTCGGCTCGGTGCGCAAGACCCAGGGCCACTACTTCAAGAAGCACGCCGGCCTCGTCATCGAGATCGACAACCCGCTCGCGCTGCCGACCGGCAACGACTTCGACGTCTATGATCGCTCGATCGTGGATCACACCATCCTCAACGATGGCCTGGCCCGCGGCCTTCCGCCGGCGATCGCGCGCAAGGATCTCGAGGACAAGATCCACCAGCTCCTGCTCGACGTCCATTTTCAGACCCTGAAGAAGGCGGCCTGACCGTGAAGCGGGCGCGCGAGGACAAGGCACTCGAGGTGTGGGTCGGCAGCGGGCGCGAGCTCGCCGGCTGGCTCACCGATGGCATGTTCAAGAACGTCCCGATGTCGCTAAAGGACGTGCTGGTCACGATCGACGTGCCCGATGGCTCAGATAATTGGCTTCAGGAGACGCGCGGCTTCGAACTGACGCCGGTGCAGCAGACCTTCGATCGCTGCGACTATCCCGATGACAAATCATGGCCTCTTAACGAAGTGCCGCTCTACGCCGCAAAGGGCAGGCTGTCGCCGGGTGTGAAAGATGAGGTTCGTTTCGCCTGGCGGGTGCTCCGGCTCGACCAGGACGACTACGACTGGCTGTTCGATCACCCCGACTTCGTGCCGGTCGACACTGAAGAGGACACTGATTTCCGCGCCACGGAAGAAGGCATGACCGCATATCTACGGGGCGACATCGAGGATGTGATGAACGACGCCTTCCTCAACGGGTCAGTAGCGGCTTACGGGACAGGCGGGCTGCATACAGTCAATTCTGCCTCATTCGGTTCCGCAAATGATTCGGTCATGACGCTGGAAAAGCTTACAAAAAGCATCCGGTTGGCAATGGGCAAATAGGCTAAGCGCTCAATGCAGTGCTGACTTGTGAGATTGGAACATCTATCCACAGCCTTGAAATTTCACAAAAAATTGCCGTTGCGAATCTATTAACAGTCTATTAACTCTCTCGGCCTAACGATTTCGCTAAATCGCTGGAACCCGAAATAGAGGCACCCCATGCTCGCCATCGCCTGCTTGTCCCAGAAGGGCGGCGTCGGCAAGTCGACGCTCGCTCGCCTGATCGCGCGCACCTATGCCCAGGGCACCTGGCAGGTGAAGATCGCCGACTTCAACATCAAGCAGAAGACCTCGGTCGATTGGGCCGCGCTGCGGATGGACCAGGGCCACCGGCCCGAGATCCCGGCCGAGGCCTTCACCGACGTCTCCAAGGCGCTCCGCGGCGAGCACGACCTCGTGGTGTTCGACGGGCGCCCCGAAAGCGATCCCCAGACCAAGCGGCTGGCCCAGGATGCGACTTTGGTCGTGATCCCTTCCGGAGTGTCGGCCGACGACCTGGCGCCACAGGTGCGCTTCGCACACGAGCTGCGGGCCTATGGCATCGACAAGCGCAAGATCCTCTTCGTCCTGAACAAGACCCCGGACAGCGACGCGGCCGTCCGTGAGGCCCGCTCCTACATCGAGATGGCCGGCTACACCGTCGCCGGCGCCCACCTGCCCATGAAGACCGCCTTCATCAACGCCCACAATATCGGCCGCTGCATCGCGGAGACCGAATACCCCACACTGAATGATCGTTCGACGGCGCTTGCCAAGGAGATCATCGCCAAAGTCGAGGAGCTGCAATGACCATGACAGATTCAAACCCCAAGGACGGCAAGGACTTCGTTCCACCGCCGCCGAGGAAAGCACGCGGGCTCCAGTCCCCTCCTCCGCAGCCGAACCAGGTCATCGACGCGGCCCCGAACCTGGCGACGCCGAACGCCGGCGCCCAGGACATGAACTTCAAGATGGACCCGGCCTTCCACCGGGCCTTCAAGGCCACCGCCTCGATGCGCAACATGGCGATGAAGGAGCTGCTTGAAGCCTCGTTCCGATGTTGGATAGAAGAGAACGGTAACGAGGTCGAAAAGGCCCTCCTGCCCCCGAAGTCCCAAGGATAGAAATGCGCCTGCTTGCCCTCCTGGCCCCGCTGCTGCTCGCCGGCTGCGCGGCTACCATGTCTGACCGCTACGAACCCCCGATCGTTGATATGCGCGGCGTCGACCCAGCGAAGCACGCCCAGGACCAGGCCGAGTGCATCCAGAAGAAGAAGGATCACCCCTACGGCTTCGACGTGGGCTACGCGATCACCGAATGCATGAAGGCCCGTGGCTACACCATCGTCACCTACAAGGGGTGACGAGCCCCAAGGCTAAGTGAAGCCGATTTCCCGCTCGGGAATTCCGGGCTCCGGATCAGGCCCCAAGGGGCTCCATCTTCCCGATCGGTAACCCCAAGGGTAGCGACCGGAGTGCTCGGCGAGCCAGAAGGCAATGCCTTGGGCTGCGCAATAATATTCTAAGACATCGACGAACCCCGCAACTTTATTGCGCATAGCGCTTGAAACTTTATTGCGTAGAAGCGCTCAACAACGCAAGAAGATTATGTAAGTCAGCATTGACTGACAGATGCGACGTTTCTATAAATAGTGACGTTGCAGCGCTTCTGCTGCACGCAACACAGAGAGACACGAACATGACTTCGAACAACACTCAGATCACTGCACTGCGCTCGAACATTGCTGCTGCTGTTGCAGCGCGCATCGCTCGCGAAGATGCGAAGCAGACGATGACTTCGAGCAACAAGAAGAAATTGAACGATTGCAGCGACGTCGCTGCGCGTTCTGACGACGTCGCAGCGCTGCTTCTCGCTTGCAACTATGACGCTGCTGCGATCAATCAGAACGTCTATAGCGTCGAAAAAGCATTCGACATTGTCGCTTTCGCGTGCAGTGCAGCGCGCATGTCGCAGTATTGCAACGCGCTCTTTGATAGCGCGCTCATTCTCGAAAAAGCGTCAATCGAGATCACGCGCGACGTCGTCGCATCGCTCTGCACAAACGACATCAAGACGAAGTTCGATGCAAAGATCAAAGCATCGCGCGTGCAGAAGACTGTCAGCAAGTCAACGATTGCGACGCAACACAACAGCACGCTGAATGCGTTCAACGCTCTGCGCATGCTCAACGTGACGCGCAACGCGAACAACGATGACGTGTTCACGCTCAATCGCGACAACGCGATCGTGCAAGCGATCGCAGCGCGCAAGAATGTCGCGCTCAAGTCAGACGCTGAAGTCAGCGCGTAAGAGCAACAGAGCAGAGCGCGCAAGCGCTCTGCTTCTCTCGCAGCAACAGCAACGAAAGTCACAGCTATGTCATACGTCAATGCACTCTATCGCGCTTCGCAGAAAGCGAATTCTCGCGAGATGAAGCAAGCGCGCGATGCGAAGCGCAAGCTATTTGAAGTCGAGCTAGTCGAGCACTTCGATTTCGACGAAAACGAAGTTTTCGATTTACGCGAAACGCTCGCACGCGATGCAATAGCGCATTAGCTAAGTAGATCAGCTATCTAGCTCATGTGAGCTAGATAGCTTGTCCGCTCAGCTATGTGTGGCATGTCCGCCATGTGGCATGTCCGCCATGTGGTCCGGAAGCCATGTGGCATTTCCGTCCGGCGGGACCCGCGGCCCGCCAGGGCCGCGAGCCCCACAGGTTCCTATTTCCATCCTCACCTACGTTTATCCGTGGCCGTTCCTAACCGTGGCAATACCAAGCCATTCCCATGGCGACATTAAGGCAAGTTTTAGTTCCCGCTGCCGGATATCCTCCGTGGCTCAGCAGGTTGGGGGTCGTCGGGCGTGCCCTCTAGGGGCTAACGCTTATTCATGGCTGACCGTCTCACCGGCGTCCTCCTGGGCTTGAGCTTGGGCTGCTTCTTGGGTTCGAGGGCCTCCAGCATCCGCTTCACCATGCGGGCGCTCTCGGGCGTCTGCGCGGGCAGCAAGGGTGCGCCCATGAAGGGGTTGAGGTCGGCGAGGGCTGCGTGGGTCATGGCGTTCACTTCCGGAGTGAGCTGGCGATCAGGGCGGCGATCAAGCTGACCACCAGGAGGGTGATCAGCAGGTTCTGGAAGCTCACGACAGCGTCGCTCCGAGCGCGATCCGCATGTGCGTGCAGGCGTTCTCCATCTCGATGGTGGCGAACTCCGGCGCGCCCGACAGGACGAAGTTCCGAGCAGCGCGCAGGTGACGGTTGGCGGCGAACAGGCTGTCCTGGGCGAAGCGGTTGTTCTGGACGCGGGTCAGCATCTCGTCGCAGGCGATGCGGGCGCGGCGGATGATGGTGAGGCGCTGGTTCGTCATGTGCATGTCTCGCTGTGTGCGTCGTTTCGATGATGTAAGTATGCACTGACTTAATGCGGATTGCGGGTGGGAGATCATGACCGGCCGGCGGATGATGCTGTCCTTGGCCGGCCGGAGGCCTACAGTCCATGGCCGGCCTAGGGAGCACCATGGCCGGTGGCCAGAGGATGGCCAGCCCCACGGCCCCGCCTACGCCACACCATGGGAGAGGCCTGGCCACGAAAAAGGGGCGCTCGATGGCGCCCCTCCTCCGCTCGGTGGTATCAGGGGCGATCGAACACCATCTGCGCGGTAACGCCCCCGAGGAACGCCTTCACGTCGTCCTCGGTCTTAAGCACGTAGTAGAGCCCCTGGGTGCGGAGCTTGTGGTTGAACTCGGCCAGATCGTAGACGTGCTCCTTCAGAGCTCCGATGTGGCCGATCCAGTAGTGACCACGGCTCGTGCTCTCGCAGGTGCAGACCTCGACGAAGGTGTTCTGGTTGATGACGGCGTGAAACCGTTCGCCGAGGTCGCCCTCATAGGCCTCTTGGCCGGAGATCGCCTGAAAGCGGTCGAATGCGCGAATGTCCATGTTTTGCTCTCTTGCTCGTGCGCTGCGAATTGCAGTCAGCAGATACTTACAAGATCGCAGCGAGGATTGCGAGCGGCAGCGCGTGGTGAGTTATTTGGACCTGGGAGCTGATTTGGGAG